AATCTGAATATCATTGAGAAGCAGCAGAAGATGCTTTCCATAGTGGAGGGCAAAGATGAAGCATACTATGATACTTTCAAGTACAGGGACTTGATCACAGAATATGGGGAGAAACTTTCTTTCTTCAACAACATCCCTGAGACTAAGCCTGTGGACTTCCTGAAGGTGGGTGATAAGCGGTACAAGTTCTGCTATGAATTGAATGAAATCACAGCAGGTCAGTACATTGACATCCTAGCCTTCTCAGGTGAAATCATGCAGATCAATAAGATTGCAGCCTGCTTCTTTCTACCTATGGAGGGGAAGAGATATCAGCCCTATGGTAAGATTCCCCATGATGTGGTAGCAGATGAATTGCTAGATGCTAAGTTCATAGAGGTGTATGGGTGTATGCTTTTTTTTTGTCAATTATTCAGCGAATTAATAAGCAGTACCATAATCTCCTCAGTGATCAATCAGGAACTAGCGGAGAAGGTAGTCCATTTATGGAAAGATGGGGGTGGGTACACAGCACTAAGCAGGTGGCAGACTTCCAAAATATTAGCGTGAATGATGCCTTTGAATTGAAGGTAGTGGAGTACCTGAATAGCCTAGCATATTTGAAAGATTATAACAAGCACAAAGATTTAGAGTATAAAAAATGGCAGTTGCAAGCAAAGCTAAAGTAGAAGGTCTAGTCAATATTGGCGGTGTCTCCCGATCAGGGGTAAACTATGTCAAAGATGTAGATGCCATGCTTGTGAAGAATGTGACTCAGGCTATGGAAAAGCTAGGGGCAAAATTAGCCCTGAAACTTTCAGAGAATTCACCATCAGATACAGGTGCTATGGAAGGTGCTTTCAACTTCCTAGGGGTAAAAGAAACCAAGACAGGATACAGGATTGAAATCAAGGTAGGTGTAGACTATGCAGACTACATAGACAAAGGGGTCAGGGGTATTCAGAACAGAAGAAAAACCTACCCAAATGCAGAAGGAAAATTCTACCAATACAAGACCTACGGAATGCCACCTGAAGCCCTGCAAAAACTACAGGGATGGATGGAAAGAAAGAACATGGAAGTAGAAGCCACAAATCTAAGAATCAAATCAGGTCAAGAAGAAAGCATGGCAGGTAGGCAGATGCTACCACAGATATCTACTTCAGCAAAAAGACTAGCATACTACATCAAGAAATATGGTATTGAAGGCAGGCAGTTCATCAAGAAATCTATTCAAGATGTGACCCCTGATTTTCAGGTAGACCTTCGCACCATTGGATCAGATACACTCATTCTAAAAGTTTCAAAATGATAACCCTTACACAGCCATCAATCAGCATCCTTCCTGCTTTCAATAGGATCAACTATCAGATAGTATCCACCAATGCAGCAGAGATAGGTTTCAAATATGTAGTCAAGGTCTACAATTTAGCAAATGAATTGATCACCACAGCCTACTATGATTCACCTGCTGATGCATCTGATCCTGTGGAATTTGATGTGTCTAAATTCGTTTCTACACAGTTCGAATACACCAAGGGATTCTATGAGACAGCGACATCTTCAAACAGCACAAACATCATCAAGGGCTTCTACCTGAAAGTCTATGAGTACTATCAGGTGGCAGGTGAATTTGTCATAGTCCTAGCATCAGAGGTAGTATCTTCTACCAAATATGCTTTGGCTGCTTCCTTCCCTTTGCTAGAATTGGATGATTGGTATGCTGATGTGAACCTGTACAATGGGGTCAGCAATACTACCTATAAGCCATTGTCAGCATGGGATACTATCAAGGTCAGAGAAACAGATGCACAGGTCTTTGGCTTTGTGAATACAGGACTTCTGACAAATGTAGAACTGCTTGTGACCTACACCAATGCCACCACACAAACCTACTACATCACACCTGCTGTTCCTGCTGCACCAAATGTGACCTACATTCAGATCACACCTTTGACCTATGGGGGCAGCATTGCTTCAATTCAGTTATTTGTAAATTGGAATAATGGCACAGCAAGAAGGTACAAATTTGCTACCCTATTCACACAGGAATGTGGAAAGTTTGATCCTATGCGGATAGCCTACCTGAACAAGTACGGCACTTTTGACTTCTTCAATTTTGACCTAGTGAATAAGACTACATTGAGCATTGAGAAGAAGGGCTATCAGAGAAACTATGACGGCAGCATCTATCAGGCAGATGGGGTAGTAGTGAAGAATATCAATCCTGTCTACTTCACAAAAGAGACTCAGGTGTGGAAGATCATATCTGACTACCTGAATGATGCACAAAGCGAATTGATCAGGGAACTGTACTCTTCCCCTTTGGTCTATTTGAACCTTGTGAATGATAACTACATCAGGCCTTCATGGATTCCTGTGAAGCCAAATGCGACATCCTACGAGATCAAGAAGACTGCATCTGATAAACTATTCAACTTGGAATTAGACCTTGAATTTGGGCTTGAAAATAATCGACAGGTGATATGAGTGCAGCTAGACTATTTGTAGAAGGGGTGGAGGTAGATACCCTTGGGGATATTGATGTAGAGTTCACCTATTCGGTGGCTGATGTTACTGACATTGAAAGAAGGAACACATCCTATTCAAAGACTATCACCCTGCCATCAACTTCAAAGAATCAGGGGCTGTTTGGGAACATCTTTGATATTTCAGTCAGCAATGACTACTATCCAAATGATGTGAACATAGGGCAGAACTTCAATCCTGCCAAGCAAGCAAAGGCACAAATCTTCCTAGATAATGTCAAGATATTTGATGGTGTGATCAGGATGATGAAGATCAATAACCTTGCAGGGAATATCCTATATGAGGTGAATGTGTTTGGAAGACTTCGGGACATCCTTCATGAACTAGGGGATAAGACTTTGGCTGATCTTGACTTTGATGACTATGACCATGTTTGGAACAAAGCGAATATTGAAGCATCATGGGCTAGGACTGAATATGTGGAAGGTGCTTCAAACTATGTCTATCCTTTGGTGGATTATGGCTTCAGTGTTGATGGTGTCACCTACCCTATTCGGAACTTCAAGCCTGCTGTATATGTATCTGAAATCCTCAGAAGAATATTTGATGAGGCAGGCTTCCAAATTACAGCAGATATATTCACATCCTTCTACTTCAAGAAGTTAATACTAGTAACGGCAGAGAAGATGATCACAAAGGAATCTACTACCCTGCTAGATCAAAGCCCTGTCCTATATCAGCAGGAAACTACAAGTGTGGCTTCCCTTTCTAGGCTGCTTAATTTCAGTAGTACTTTGGCCACAGGATTCAACATTCTTAATTCAGGGACTAGATTCCAATGGATCAAAGCACAGAACCTGAACACAGGATTGACCTTGAATCTAAGGCTTTCTTTTGAATCACTAGAATCATTCACCAATAATGATTGGACTATCTCTGTGCTGAAGAATGGATCAGAGATTTTGTCTTCTACTAGGAATGTCCAACTTATTTCAGCAGGTCAATTCTATCTTTGGAATGTGGAGATTTCAGGTGGAATATCACTTGCTTTGAATGACTACTTTGAGATCAGGCTGACAGGTCAGGCACAAGGTGGTGCAGGATACAATTCAAACATTCAGACTGAGGTAGTCATAGCACCTATTGGATCATTCAAGATAGGGAACACAGTACCTGTGGCAGTGGAACTTGAAGAAGGGGATACCATGAAAATAGAATACACCCTGCCAAAATCAATGAAGCAGCGGGACTTTCTGAAGTCAATCATATCCATGTACAATCTGTACATCACACAGGACAGGCTTCGGACAAATGTCCTAGAGATCATCCCCTATAATGAGTTCTACCAAACCTTTAAAGATCAGGCACTAGATTGGTCAGACAAACTAGATGTAGATCAGCAGGTGACTATCACCCCTTTGAGCGAATTATCAGCCAAGGAATATAGGCTTCTATTTGATACAGATAGTGACTTTTGGAGTGAATCATATAGGACTAAATTCAATGAGGTGTATGGGGAATCAAGAACCATCATAGACAATGACTTCATTCTAGATACCAAAAGTGTGAAGGTAGTCTTTGCACCACCTGTGATGAGGGAAGAAGTACCAGGCAGAATCATGATCCACCTGTACAAGGTAGAAAATGGGGTCAAAATCCCTGATAACTTCAAGCCGAGGATAGCCTACTTCCTTCCAGGTGTGACTACTACTTCATGGAATATTCAATATGCAGCAGGGAATACAGCATATAATGTCTACCCTTATGCAGGTCACCT